CACGGCCTGACGGTGCTGTTTCCGTATTTCTTCAGGAAGTACCGGCCCAAGCGCGTCGAGATCAGGTCGATCTCGGACCACGACATCGCTCACCGATGGCTGACCGGCCTCGGAGCCACGCACGAGGCGACGCTCACGCGCTACGGCAAGAACGGCGAGGATTTCGAGCTATACGTCTGGACCGACAAGACGATCTGGCCGGTCTACGAGAAGTTCCAGCGCAGGAAGCTCGCCCGGCGCGACCCCGACCCCGTCCCCCAAGCAAACATTTTGGTGGATATCGCGTCCCCCAGGCCCCCGTCCCCTTGACTTTTGTCCCCGGCCCCTTGTGGCGGCCCCCGAACATGTGTATCCGTGCGTCGACTGTGTCGTTTTGAGACGAACGACACCAAACGACACGAACCACATGCCCGGGAGCGATGCCCATGTGCTTTGGCGGCGGAAAGACACCAGAACCACCGAAGCCGCCCCCGATGCCCATCGCGCCCAATCCGCGTGAAGAGGGCCTCGTCGCACAGCAGGACGAGATCAGGCGGCGTCGCGCAGCCAACATGACGCGCTCCGGAACCGTCCTGACGACGCCGATGGGCGACGCAGGCGCGGGCGGCAGCGTCTCCCGCCCCAGCGCGGGCGGCGGAACCAAGCTCGGTGGCAATTCGGGGATGGTCTGATCGATGCAGGTCAAGGACATCACGACCCGGTTCGAGAGGCTCGTCAGTGACCGCACCGCGTGGGATGGCGTGTGGCGGGAGATCATCGACGTCTGCTTCCCGACCGGCCCCCGGATGGACTTCCTTGACGGCCTGCGCGGGCAGACCACCATCAACCAGCCCCTCACGGAGCCGCGGGCGGCGCATCGGTCGCGCCGCATGTACGACAGCACGGGCGCAATTGCCCTCGACCGCGTCACCGCGGGCATCGAGAGCCTGATCACGCCGCAGGGCCAGTACTGGCACGAACTCATGACCTACGGCCCGACCCCTGTGCAGCAGGAGGTCGACCAGCCCTCGCTTCAGACCGAGCAGTGGCTCGACAATCTGGTGAAGTACCTGTTCCGGGTCCGCTACGACCCCCGCAGCGGGTGGCTCCTCTCCCACCAGCGCGCGCTGGCGTCGACCATTGCGCTGGGGACCGGCGTCTACTTCTCGTCGGAAGCCTTCGGAACGCGCGACAAGACCGAGGCGCAGATCCCGTACCGCTTCCAGCCGATCCCCCTGAACGAGGCGTACCTCGCCTGCAACGACTGGGGTGAACACGACACCTGCTTCCGGAGCTTCATCCTGACGACGGTGCAGGCGATGGAACGCTTCGGCGACAAGAACTCCGAATACGTGAAGCGTTGCGCGACCGATCCGGCGAAGCAGGACGACCAGCACAGGTTCATCCACGCCGTGATCCCGGGCGATCAGGCCAAGGGCGTGACCAACATGCCTTGGGCGAGCATCTATGTCGATCTCGACCAGAACCACATCATCAGCCAGAGCGGCTACTTCGAGTTCCCCTACATCGTATACACGTGGACGCTGCCGCAGCACGCCGCGTATGGGGAAAGCCCCGCCATGGTGGCGCTCCCCGAGATGAAAACCCTTCAGGTCATGTCGCGCGACGCGCTTCTGGCCTCCCAGCTTGGGGTCCGACCCCCCGTCGCGTCAGCCTACGAACTTGATCGCCCCGTGAACCTCAATCCGGGCGCGATCAACCCGAAGATGATCGACCCGAACACGGGCCGCGTCCTTGTCCAGCCGATCATGGCCCCCGGCGACCCCCGCTTCTTCGAGGCGACGATGGAGCTTCGCCGCCAGCACATCCGCCAAGCCTTCTTCACCGACCTGTTCGCGATCCTGACCGACAAGCCGAACATGTCGGCGACCGAGGCCATGATCCGCAATCAGGAGAAGGGCGAAATGCTCGGCCCGGCGGCGAGCCGCATCCAGATCGGCCTTCAGCGCCTCATCGACCGGGAGCTTGGCATCCTTGAGCGCAAAGGCGCGTTCCGCGCCGACAGCTTCCTCGCGCCGCCGGACGAGGTCCGGGAGCAGGAACTCGAAGTCAAGTTCAACTCGCCCATCGACCGCGCCCGCCAGATGCCGGAAGTCACCGGCATGCAGCAGGCCATGGAGTTCTCGGCGGGCATGGCGCAGTTCGCGCCGGACGTCCTCGACAACTTCGACACCGACGCGATGTTCAACCGCGCCCGCTACCTCTTGGGAGCGCCGCCGGTCGCGCAGCGCGATCCCGCGCTGGTCAAGAGCCTGCGCGAGGAGAAGGCCGCGGCGGCCAGCGCACAGCAGGCGGCGATGGCCGTGCAGCAGGGCGTCGAGACGGCAGGCGGCCTGACCCCGGCGGTCGAGGGCGCGCAGGCCATGGGCGATCTCATGCGCAACGCAGGCATCAACCCGGCCCAAGTCGGCCTTCCGGCGGCGGGGTGATCGATGACCGGGCGCAACTACACCTTCAGGACATTCACCGGCCCCTCGGCCAACAAGGAGGTCGGCAAGCGCCGCAGCGTCGAGGCCAAGCTCGACCTCGCCAACGCTTACCACGCCCTGTTCGAGGGCAGGGCGTCGGACGCACAGCGCGAGATGGTCCTTGTCGACCTGTCCGACTTCTCGAACTTCTACAAGGTCCTCCCGGCTGGCGCATCGCACGACGAGCGCGCCTTCCACGAGGGCCAGCGGTCCGTCTTTGGCCGCATCATGTCTCACCTGCGCATGACCCCGGATGAACGGGCTGCGCTCGAACGGGCGGCACGCCATGAGGCGTTCGTCAACCAGACAGAAGGAGAATTTTGAGTGAGCGATGAAGCACAAACTGCGTCCGCAGCAGCGGGGACCGCAGCAGCAGGAACGAGCACTCAAGTCGCCGCGGGCACGCCCCCGGCTGCAACGACCCCTGCGTCCCCGACCCCGCCCCCGGCGGACACGTCAGGCGCACCCGCTGGCACGTCTCTCGCCGGAGACGCGGGCCAGCCCAACAACCAAGCCTGGACGGCCTCGCTCGACGATGACACCCGCCAGCTTGTTGAGCAGAAAGGCTACAAGCAGCCTGCCGATATCGCGAAAGCCTACAAGGAACTTCAGGCAAAGCTCGGTGAACGCACCGTAGCGCCCAAGGACGACGCTCCCAAGGAAGAATGGGACGCCTTCTACAAGCGCATCGGACGGCCCGACAGTGCGGATGGCTACCAGTTCAAGATGCCGGAAGGCGTCCCCGAGAACCTGCCATACGACAGCGACTTCGCCGCCGAGTTCCGTGCATGGGCGCACGATCAGGGCCTCACTCCGCGTCAGGCGTCGGGCCTGCACGACAAGTTCGTGCAGCGCATGGCGTCCATGACGGCCAACGGAGCGCAGGGCTTCAACGAGCGCATCCAGAAGGCCCATAGCGATCTCGTTCAGGCTTGGGGTGACACCGACAGCGAGGGCTACCGGACCAATGTCGAGCTTGCCTCGCGCACGCTCCGGCAGAACCCCGGCCTCACCGAGGCGCTCACCAGTGCAGGCATTCTCGACCTTGACGGCAGGGTGACGGACGCGGCGGTCGCCAAGTTCCTCGCCAACACCGGACGGTCGATGTACCGCGAGGACAGCCTCTACTCGGGGCCGAACACGAACATCGACAACCCGTTCGCAGCCAAGACCGAGAACCTCACCAAGCAGATGATGCTCATCCGCAGCGATCCGGCGCGAGCCGCGACCCTCATCCGTGCCGCCGGGAAGGACCCCGCCGAATACGGGCTGAAGGCCGCTTGAGTGTTGGCAATCACGGGCGACCGTGAGCTACAGGAAAGACAAGAAACATGACTACTCTTGCAAACGTCATCGTCCCCGAAGTCTTCGCGAAGTACATGATCCGCGAGACGGCGGAAAAGGCGCGCATCTTTCAGGCTGGCCTGATGGAGAGCAACCCGATCATCGCCAGCTTCCTTGCGGGCGGCGGTCAGACCGTCAACCTCCCGGCGTGGACCGACCTCTCGGGCGACGAGAACATCTCGTCCGACGTCTATGCCACCTCCGCAAGCCCGCTTGCCGTGGCTGCGACCAAGGACATCGCGATCCGGCACAACCGCAACCAAGGCTGGACCGCAGCCGATCTGGTCTCCGCCCTCGCGGGCGACGACCCGATGAAGATGATCTCGGCCCGCGTCTCGACCTACTGGGCGAACCAGATGGAAAAGATGATGGTCTCGACCATCGTCGGCGTCCTTGCCGACAACGCCGCAAACGACAGCGGCGACATGATCAAGGACATCTCGGCAGGTTCCGGCGCAGCCGGTCAGATCAGCGCCGAGGCGATCATCGACGCAGCGGCGACCATGGGTGACGCCGATGACCGGCTCTCGGCCATCGTCATGCACTCCAAGGTCTACGCACAGCTTGCCAAGCTGAACCTGATCGACTTCATCCCCGACAGCGAAGGCAAGGTGAAGTTCCCGACCTACCTCGGGTATCAGGTCATCCGCGACGACGACTGCCACAGCCCGTCGGCGGGCAAGTACCAGACCTACCTGCTCGCGCGCGATGCGTTCGCATGGGGTGAAGGTACTCCCCGCGTCCCCGTGGAAGTCGAACGCTACGCGGCCAAGGGCAACGGTGGCGGCGTCGAGGAACTCTGGACCCGTCGCGAGTTCTGCATGCATCCGAAGGGCTTCGCGTTCACGTCGGCGTCGCTGGCCGGGGTCTCCCCGACCAACGCCGAACTTCGTGCCGCAGCCAACTGGAACCGCGTCGCGACCGAGCGCAAGCAGGTCGGCATCGCCTGCCTGATCTCCAACGCCTGATGAACTTCGGGGCCGCAGCGATGCGGCCCCGTCCCCCAAGGAAGGGCCGATGAAAATGTCGCAAGTCACAACCTCCCTCAAGACTGGCCAAGGCCCGGCGGTTTCGCCTCCTCCCTCGGCTGCCGGGCAAACCGCGACTGCTTCGTCGGCCCTTCCGGCCAACGCCATCAATCGCACCGGCAAGCGCGTGCTCAAGAACCTGCGCTGAAAAGGACAAGACAATGACCAAGGGAATTTCAGTCCGCCACCGCCTGCCGAAGCGCCGCCGCCACTCGCGCCGCGTCGCCATCGTCGGCGGCGCAGGCGGCCTCGCATGCGGCCTCCATCTCGTGGAGGCCGACCCCGAAGACCCGGAAACCTTCTACTGGGCGGGCGCAATCGACGTGACGATGAACACGCCCTACACCACCGCCGACGTTCATATCGACTACGTCACGGAGGTCGCGAGCGACACGGTCAAGGTGACTGTTCTCGATACCGACACGCCTGAAGGCATCGCCACCAAGCTCAAGAACGCACTGGAC